AAACTCGCCGCCAGTAGTAAAGATCTGGAGGTCCGGCCCAGAGTTTATGTGCGTAATGACATTGAGCTGGTTTGTATTGATCGTGGCTTCGACGCCCTCGTCATCGAGGCCCGTGCCCGTGTCGAAGTTAAAATAGTCGATTACCTTGCTGCCCCAGATTGTGTTTGGCCTGGACTTGGCGCCGCCGAAAAATAGCCGGCCTTCATGGAAAGCTGCGGATCTGGGCCACCCCCTAGTGCTTGACCAGGTATCTTCATAGCCATGCTCAGACTCCCAATCGCCAGAGACAATGGCATCAGTGTCGAAAAACGGCGTCTCTACATACGCCTTCATAACCGTGTTGCTTACATATTCGATATATCTAGCCCGGCCAAATCCATTTACGGCAACAGCATATTCACCGACAGCGGATTCCCAAAACGGCTGGACCGAATAACTAGATGTATTGTCTGGGGCAGTATCCCAATCGGGGTAGACTGTCAGAACTTTTGTGGACGCTACATAATCCTCAACATGCCTGGTCTGACCTGATCCTGTGCCAGCGGTAATTTTAATAAACATGCCATTCGGCTGATCGTCAGACGTAAAGCTGCTGGCCGCTTTTAGTGTGATGGTGCTTGAGCTGCCGGCTTGGGCTGTGCCTGTGTCGGTAGTCGTACTAGAAGCAGTGATCTCAATATTTCCATCGACAGCACTTGGCGTAATGGTGAATGTCGGCTGGTGAAAATCCAGGGCATAGGCATACTTGGGAATAAACGATAGCGGTAGGTCACTGAGCGTCCAACTTGTATCGCTATTACGGACCAGGCGTTTGGTCTGCAAATCCTCGTGGCAAAGGATTAAAGTATCTACAGCCTGTGTGAAATTCAGCTCGTCCAACATACTGGCTGTGATCGCTGTCGCCGTTATGTAGTCGTTACCGCTGCCATTTATGTTTGTTTGCAGGACGCCGCCTTTGAACACATAAATGCGCTGGTTTACAAACACCAAAGTGTAACTATCGGTAACACTGTATTCGAAGGGGATGATCTTAAAATCAGTAAAGCTGGAGCCAAAGTCGTAAATAAACTTTGTGCCAGGCCGGCGCCTGACTCCACCCTGCGGCTGCACGATTACATTCTGTGCAGTCTCAAGGGCATTACCATATTGCTGCAAATCAGTTCTGGCGCGGAGCAGCGGATCCAGCTCCCCGACGCTAAAGTTAGTTTGGAACTGAATGATCCTGGTCATGTCAGCCCCTTATATCGATTAGAGAATAATCCTCGATAATCTGTGGCGGGTTGCCACGACTATCAATATTCATGGCCTCTCGGAATAACCCTCCGCGCCCTTGCTCCCCGGGGGAACCGAACGCCAGGCCTCTGAAATAGTCTGACTTGCTGATCTGGTCAGTAATGACCATAGCCAGCTCTGCTGCCATGGCAGTGCGGATGAGATGCACAAAATAGTTTGGCATCTTACTTTCCGTCACAGTCGTCTGATAATCGATGTAGACCGTGGTTAGGTTTGTATATACCTGGTCGCCATAGATCTCCCATCCATAGCGCAGCGGCTGCTCATTCGTGCCTGAGCTGGCAAACAAAGCTCGGACCCCAGACAAGATGTCGCCAGGTAGCTGATAAGCATACAGCCATTCATTTGTGGGAGCCGTAGACAACCGGGACAACTGTGTTTTGGTATAGGACCAGGACCAGGGGTACCTGGCAATCAGACTGTCTCGAAGATCTGGGTATAGACGGTCACATGCCTGGGCGGCATCTGTGCCTTCTGTAAACGAAGAAATGGGCGAGGCGCCCAGCATGATTAGTGCATCAGAACAAATTGAGAGATCTGTATCGCCGGCAGCCATGCGCTTCTCCGCTAGTTAAGGAAGGGGCAGCCGAAGCTGCCCCACCCGTTTAGTCGGTGTCAGTGTTCGCCAGGGTTGTGCCGTCGTTGACATCCACAACACCCGAAGAGTTTGACAGGACATACACGATGGTCAGCACCTGGGTGCCGCCAGTGGATGTCCGGCAGAAGATCACATCACCTACTGCAAGCGTGTCCGAAAGGTTATTGAAGTAACCTTCGGTGTTCACAGTAGCGATAGTGTCCGCCGTCGAATAGGAGTAGATCGAAGGGGCATTGCCTTTCTTCGAAGCTCCAATGGTTGCGAAACCAGTCGAATCAAAAGCCATCTGTCAGCCCTCCTTATTCGGTACAGGAAATCTTGACGATGCCTTCGTCGTCGATTGCGACAGCACCAGCGGAGAACATGGACGAGACGAGGAAAGACGTCTTTTCCGGGACGTAATTCACCTCTGTCTTCTGCGCCATAGACTCTGCATAGCCCATCGAATCTTTGTGCCAGGCAAAGCAAGTACGGGTTGACGGCTTAGGTACGCCGCCCTCGTCACGGTCGCCCATGGTCAGGAACGTGAAGCCCATGAACGAATTGATCTCACCACGGGCCAGAGCCTTTACAGTAGCGAAATCGCTCGATGTGACCTCAGTCTCACCAAGCAGAGCATCGAGCTGAGAAGCGTGCATGAGAAGATAACGGCCCTCAGACGGGACATTGTTCTCATTCAGAGCTTTCGCAGCAGCGCGGAGCTTCTCGATGTTCATATTGGTACCGGCACCACCAACGGTGGTAGCGACAGTAGACGGGGACGAAGCTGCATCAAGAGCATCGATACAAAGCTGGTCCATGCGACGAGCAATCGACTTTGCCACAACTTCGACAAGCTCCCGGCGCTCATCAAAATTGATGTGCGACTGGTGGAAAATGTCGGAATACTCAGCGGCGATGTAATCGCTCATGGTTGCAGTAACCTGGCTGTAGGTAACGTTCAGCGGGGTTACATCAGTTTGAGGCACACGAACAGTAGCAACGCCTTTACCAATTTTTGGGAATTTGACGGTGTTGCCCTGGACGCCCGTGCGGGTACGCATCGTACCACGCAGAAGAGCCTCGGCTTGGTATGCCTGTTTTACCTCTGATTCAAAGAGGGTTACAAAGGCATTAGTCACACTCTGCGCCATAGCAGAATCCTCCTAACAAGGTTTCACTAAACGCAAACCGTTAGCCGATATGTCGGGCGGTTGCTTGCACGAAATGGCCGTGCCAGCCAGCGGGTTCACCGCCTAGAAGGGCCGCAAGCGGTTAGCCTTCAAATACCATATTTACACCCAAAACCGTTGTGAGGCAACTAGATCTAGTTACCAGACTTCATCCACTGCTCTTCTATTTTGGTGCGGAACGCTGGGTCTGTGTTCCATCTAGGATCCGCAATCGCCGCCTCTAGATCGGTTCTGCTCATCTCGGGCGAGTTAACTGCCGGCGCCACGGGGATGCCTTCGTTGGTGATCGAGCTATGATATTTCAGGAAGGCATTGATCGCGTCCGCACTATTAAGGCTATATGCGATAGCGTCTCGCTCATCAGCCGAAAGCGGTGCCTTGATAAGCAGTCGCTCTGCCATTGCAACCTTTTCCTGGGCACGTTCGCCAAGCTTGTTCATTTCTTCCTGGCGGTCGATCTCCATGCTTTCTTGATTGCTTTGAGAGATATCCAGGACACGGGATGCCAGGTCATTAAACGCAGCCTGGGAAATGCCGTATTCTTTAGACCAATCTTGAAACACAACGACCGTCGGGTCTTCCAGATCAAGACCCTTATCCATAAGTGTCGAGACATCATAATCACCTTCTGGAGCTTTATGATGCCCGGCCTTAAACGATCTTTCCAACTCAGCATAAGATTTCGCCAGTTTTTCAACATCCGGCCCGTCCTCATCCCAAAATTTTTCAGGGTAATAATCTGGGCGATCTATCGGCCCGTCATCCACATCTGTTGTGAATTGCTGCTGCTCAGGCTCGGCATTGTCGTGAAGAGGCATAGGAGCCTCCTGGACGGCCTCTGGCGCATCGATGGGGGCTTCGGTGTTCAGAAGCGGCGCATCGTTGTCTGCGACCGCCTGTGGCTCTGCATTAGGTTGATTATCCATTGTTGCTCCTCTCAACTCGCTTCTCAATCATTCTGACCATCTCACACATACCTGTTCTGACATAACCAAAAGAGGCATCTTCGCCTGGGATCCAGGACGGCCTTTCAATCGTGATCTGTCTCAGATGGTGCAGAACTTTTTGGCCTTCTTCTGACTTGAAGACACGGCCATAAAAAAGATCTATATCGTCCGCTTTTGGCGGTTCTTCGAAGGCTGCTGGTTCGAGGCCAGCCCACCCGTCTAAGTCATTCATTGCATGGCCTCCACCATAGCTCCTCCATCATTTGCTGGCTGCGGCTCAGACATCTGCTGCTGCATTTGCATCATTTGCTGCATCATCATCTGCTGTTCTTCTTGATTGTTCAGGACATCCTGGGTGATTCCCAGGCGTTCTGCGATAAACTCCAGGACACGCGGGACAGCAATCGTTGCCTGGCCTTGTGGCCCCATGCTGTTTGCAATCTGCATATACTGAACGAGATCGTTTATCTCTTGCAGTTTCTGAGCTTGGGCCAACGGTGACACGGGGGTTACTTTAATCTCAACGCCATTCACCTTGAGCGGCAGATCAATCAAGCCCTGTTGATCCAGGACATACAGTGTCCTGGCAACGATAGGCACCATGGTTTCTGTGATGAGACGCCCGAAAGCACTGCCAAGATTCGTGGCCAGCTCACGGGTGCGCTCGGCAATCTCCGTGGCTGACCTGGCCGACATATTATCAGGCGGCAGCGTATCGTCCATCATAATCTTTTTGATGTTCATGCGGAGATCCTGCATGACGATCTGGCTGGTATTAAAGTCCCCAGACTTCGGCAGCGGGGCAAGAGACGCGCCCTGGGGGCCACCATTCCTGGCAACCGCAATGACAGCGCCTGGCTGGATCTTGATATTTTGCGGGTTCAATACGCCGTCATCAGCCGCCGTATAAACGCCGCTGATCGCCAGGCTGGCATTTTTAAGCACCAGCTCGACGGTCTTATTCAACGTCATGATATCTGAAATAGCTGTGACCAGCGGACCACGGCCATACACCTCGCCGGCAACCTTCATATACCTGGCAACAATAAACGGGCTGGAGCGCATTTCACGGTAAACCAGCTCCTGTTTTTTTGCCGTCCATACCACATGGTAATGGTATCTGCCGGTTTCCTGGTCAAAGATCACAGCATCGAACAGCTCGAGATCTTCCTCTGGCCGTCTATCGATAGTTTCTTGCAGCTCAACAGTTATCTGGACATCCGGGAACTCTCTCTGGATTGCCTCTGCTTTGACGCGAAGCTTGCGATAAACGTTGTCTATCTTCCCGTAGCTGCCTTCTTCGATTGCAACCAGGTATTGAGGCACAGCCGTAAACCTGATTGGAGTTACTTCATCACCTGGCGTAATCATCATAACGCCTGTGCCGACAGCCAGATCCAAAAGAAATTCGCCCATAGCCAGGTCAAAATTAGTTTGGCGCAAGGTATCGAACATTCTGGAATTGAATTTATCCAGGACTTCCTGGGCTTGAACCTGGCTTTCTTGCGGGATCGATGTGCCTGGTTCGAGGCGGCACCAGGTTTTATATGGCGGGAAAAGACCAGCCTGGAGTCTGTTGGCAAATCTTTGGGTTGCATGGATAGCAGTGGAGTCGAACACCCGGGCAGTCTTAGATTTGCCGGCTACCTTCCCCTCGTAGTAACCAGAATAAAGGTTACGTTGCGGCAGAGCGTATTCGTAACAACGCTCGTAGATCGAGCGCCATTCGTCTTTCTTTGCCTGGGCCTTAGCTTCTCTATTCAGCAATTCTTTTGTCGATAGCTTAGGCATTTTGTGACTCATTCCTTTTGCTGATCGCGGCGGCTTTCTTTCTAGCATCCGCTTTTGATGAGGCGCCCCAGGCGCGGAGTGACAATAGCAGCCGGGTGGGTCTTCCCTTCGCGTCACGTTCCGGCCCGGGGTTCCCAGCCATCCGCGCCAGGAAGGAAGCGCGGCGGGGGTTATCGCCTTTTCTGACAGGCGGCTTTAGATTCGCGCCCTCTTTGCGCTTGAAGTGCGCCCTGCCGGCTGCGTTCAAGCCGCCTTTAGGATTTTGATGCCGTTTTAGCGTCACCTTCAATTCTCCGCATTGTGCCAAAAATGTAAGCTGATTTGCGCTTACCCTTTAGCTTTAGTTTTTCTGCTCTTAGCAGCAGCTTTCGGTGCAGCTTTTTTGGCATTTGGCTTTTCCTTAACAGGGTCCGCTACCGCAGAACTTTTCGGAGGAGCCGTCTGCGGCAGCGGATTCTTACGATATACACGGTCGTCAGACTTAATCTGCGTCATTGCTCCGGCCCCAATGTGGTTCTCGTTTGTGGACCTTCCTGGCGCTCTGGTGACATAAGCGGCCTCAACCCGCCCGTGCGCCGCGATTGGCGCCGCGCAGCAGCAGCCCTGCGTTCGCGCTGCTCCGAAGCCTCGGCCCGTTGTTCAGCTCTATCCTGGACTTCGGTCGTTTCTTGCGGCGGTTGATAAACTTTAGGCCTCCCGAAAATACCTCCCATGCCTATCTCCTTTTACTGCTTCGGGTAGGCGAAAGATTTGCCATAACCCCAGCCGCTGCTCGTTCTGGCGAAATATTAAGGATACTGCCGCGAGGAACAGCCGGGCCTCCAGTTTGCTTGACTCTATACTCGATAGGCGTCATCCGGGGGTCAGTATAACTGTCATCCTCGTTGCCCTGGGCGTTGCTCTGAGCGGCTGTTGGTTTAGCCGCGTCCTCTGCCTTTTTGTTTTTCGACGGCGCAGCAGAAGAACCGCCGCCACCTCTACCGAATA